GCAATAGGCTGGCGGAGCCCGAAGAAGATATGACGATTGAGGAGTTGAAATCCCGCCGGAAGGAACTGATGGCCCGGATGAAAGAAGAGCGGGAACTACAGGAACAAGGCAAGGGCGATAACATGGCCTTCTTCATGGTGAAGGAGGAACTACTGGGTGTGAATGCCAAGCTGAGGGCACTGACACCGGGGAAACGTATTGGCAGCCGCCCCGGTCAGTCGCATTCGGAGTTCTCCGCGGATCGTCAGCAATTTCTGAACTGGGCGCAAGGGGAGCAGGATGATGAGAGTGATGTTGACGCCCGCAGCGTCATGAGAGCGGCCGTTGCTGAGGGGAAAG